TTTCCTTGAGCCAAATTATAATTACCATCACAAGTATGAGAATAATTTCCATTAGTCATATTATTATTTATGGTTATAGTAAAGTCTCCTGCGCCATTGTCTGTTAAAGATGATGTATTAAAACTATCTCTAAATTCTACTGTTGCACTATTATAACCTTGATTATAATTACACCATTGTTTACATAAACCTTGTTGCAGATTAGTTGTTGTACTGTTGCCTTCACCTGTAACATCAATAGAGCCTGCTGTGGTTACACCTGTGAATTTATCTACTTTTAATATACTTGCCATTATGCGAGATCTCCTGCCATAAGCGTATTAGTAAACAAGCCATCTGCTCTATTTACTGTATAGTCTTGCCCACAATTTACCTGTAAAGAGCTAGTTGCATTTGGTATAACACTAACACTTCTATCAGCATACGCCACGTTTGAACAAGCAACCCCAGATGTTCCTGCTTGAGTAGCACTTAAATTGTTTGTTAAAGTTTTAGTATAATTTCCTCCACCATTGTCTGTAGCACTTGAAACATTAAAACTATCCCTTAACCCAAAACTAGATCCATTTAAATCCATCCATGCTTTAATTAAACCTTGAACAGTATTTTGTGTAACAGCGCCACCATCAGAAACATAAGTAGATGTATTAGCAACCTTTACATTTGTCCCACCGCTACCTGCTTTATCTACAATAGTATCTACATTGAGTTGACTTGTCATACAATACTCCAATAACCATTAACAGTGACTGTTGCGGACTGTGTTATAGGACCTGCTGACACACCATTCTCATCTGAGTCTATAGTTATATCTGCACTAATAGTCTGTCCATTTAATCTTATTATGCTATTGTTTCCCTTAAAAGGATATCTTGTATCTGACTCATTCTTTGTATAAGAGTTGGCAACAGAAAAAACATCATAAACAACCATCTCTACAATATCATTTAAACTTGCTCCAGTAACTAATACCACTGATGTACCAGTTGTTGCAGCATAGTCTGTTCCGGGTACAAGCAACACACCATTCTGATAAACATCCATGTATCTTGAGTCATTGTAACTGAGCGTTAATGAGTTGGCATCTGAACCACTAAAACTTGTTTGACTGGCTGTAGCTTGATACTGAAACCTGCTTCTTACTCCAAAATTTTGTGATCTTCCTATATATGGCATAGTTTACTCCGTTGGTTTCGTTGGGAATGTTACGTTAAGCAATGTGCTAGTTTCTCCATCCCATTGAGGATTAGGTGTATTAGCAGGTAAATCTCTTAAGGCTTGTCTATATGTTCTCATTGAACTAGATAAGGTTACGTCAGATAAAGCATGAAAATCTGTTTCTTTTAATAATTCATTTCTTTTTTTTCTTAACTCGTAATAAGCTACTTGATTATTATCTTTAAAAATACTTGCCATTCTTAACTCACTGCAAATGTACCACTACTTGTAAAGGTATGGTATTTATATCCACCACTAGATGTTATTGTTCCACCTGTTGCTAAATTTGATCCGCTTACATAACGAACTATAACTATTCCACTACCGCCTGCACCACCAGCCGCGGTTCCTGAACCAGAGGGATTGCCTCCTCCACCTCCTCCACCTCCAGTGTTGGCTGTCCCTGCAGAGCCTGTTGTAGTATTAGAACCATTACCACCACCACCTGCCGAAGCAGTTCCTGCAGTACCATTATCATTTGTACCACCTCCACCACCAGAAGCGTAGAATCCACTATCACCTGTAGATG